GTCGGTGACGCCTTTGCCGGTCGGGCGGCGGGCGCTATCGGTGACGAGGGGGGCATCAGCACGGGGCGTGGTCAGGCTCTTGCCCACCGTTTCCGTGACGACTGGGGTATCCAGCAGTCCCTTGTTGAAGGTCCGCGTGACGGTTTCGTTGTACTGGTCGACGATGTCATCGATCGCTTTCTCGGCCAGCCGCACGGCGGTATCCGACTGATCCACCGTCTCGTCAAAGCTGCGCTCGTACTCGGCGGCGCGCTCCAGTACCTCCAGAACGGTCTGAATATCCGCCAGCGCCTTAACAGCTTCGTAGGCCAGCGCCTCCGTCGCAACGGGGGCGTCCGTCAGCGCCTTGCCGACATCCTTGCGGTTCAGCAGATCGGTCGCGGTGGCCCCATCGAAGAAGCCGCGCAGGTAGCTGGTCACCTTGCTGAACAGATCGCCCACGCCCACCATATCGGCGACGCGGATATACGGCATGTTCTCGATCGCCCGCGCCCACAGGCGCAGCACTGACGCCCGCGTATGCAGGGACAGGTGGTACGTCAGGCGACCGCGCAGCTTCACTTAGAACTGCTCCCGCACCTGGAAGCGCACCACGTCGTAGACGGTCTGGATGCGGTTGTTGGGGAAGGTCACTTCCACCTCGCCCTCGTAACTACCCGCCGTGTCCAAGTCGTCACTATCCCAGGAGAACACCACGCCGCCACCACCGCCATCCTCGTCATAAGGCGGTGGGGTAAACACCGTGTTGTTGTTTTCGTCGGTATAGCCCGCCACCAGGCTGCCGGTGATCGTCGACTTGATCGTCGTCGAGCCGGTCTCGCGGAACTTCAGAAGCACCGTCGCCGCACGGAGATCCGTCGGCTTGTTGCTGGTCTCGTCGTACACAGTGACGCTGATCTGCGGGTAGGTATCGCCCTGGACCAGCTTAATGCGATTCGCCACGGGTTAGCCCGCCCGTTGTGTCGGGACACCGCCAATACCACCGCCCCGCGGGTTATTGCGAGCGCCGCCGATGTTGTTGGTGTTGGCGCTGTTGGCAAAGTCATTCTGGCGTCCGAGGCCCAGCGCACTGGCAAACTGCTGGTAATGGGCCAGGGCGCGATTGGCGTTGCCGGCGTATTCGGAGTCCTTACTGAAGGCGCGGTAGCAGACGTAATCCACGAACGCCCCGCCATACAGTTCTTCGTAGGCCGACAAGGTGGAAGACGCCGAGTAATCGCTAGGCGTGGATTGGAAAATGATCTCGACCGAAGCGCCAGAAGCTGCCGGCGGGTAGACCCAAAACGTAGACGGGTCGCGCTCGTCCACCATGAAATGCTTGATCGTTGTAGACGGTGTGATGCTTGTGTGCCAGGTTGGATTCTGCTGATCCAAAAAGCCGCGATGGGTAACCGTGACTGCCGCACCAGAGGTGTTCCTGGGAACATCCATCAAGCGCAATCCGCCGGTAGGCAAGGATTGTTTTGCCCCCGAGACAAGGCTCAGGGCAGAGCTTTGCGAGTAAATATCCGGCCTGAGTACCGCCAGCTCGCGGCGGGAATCATTAAGCCAGTTGAGCAGCTCAGACTGCGGCCACCTCACGTTCGTCAGGTCTTGGATGATCATGGACGCCCGGTCCAGTATGTTTTGTGCGGTCAGTGCCATATTAGGTTCCTGCTACGGGAAAATGCCGTCATCTCGACGCGAAAAAAGCCGTCATCTCGACGGGTCAAAAACTCGGTGCGGACCTCAACGGTCGGCGCGTGCCATCTTTATCGGAGCGGATGCTGTACGTTCCAATCAGGCTCTCGAACTGCGCCCGAAAGTCGGTCCACTGCGGATCGAACCAGGGGCGGTTACTCATGCGGGTCAGCCGGTACTTAGCGCCCGCTTCCAGCACCTCCAGATGCTGATCGCGCAGAAACGCCGGGATGGACGTCGCATTGCGCAAGGGCGCCAGGATCATCGTGACCTTGATGACGCCCGCCTTTTCAGCGGCCGGGGCCAGAGCCAGGGTTTCCGGATTGGGCCGGTAGAAGCCCAGCGGCAAGCCGGTCGGGTTCAGTTTGGTGATTTCGTTGGCGTCCTGGCGGGTGATGGGCTGAATGGGTTCGCCATCCCACAGCACCTCTTTGAGATCGGTGATCATCGCGTCATCGCTAGGCGTCAGCGCGATGTTTTGCGTGCCGGCTGCGATGGTGCGGGTCTGCGTGTTGGCATAAATCTGGGTGCGCTCGCAGAACTCGATCGTCGCCCACAGCAGCGCCTGGACCACGATCGGAATCGGACAGTCGAGCATCATCGGCCCGACCATGGATTCGAGTGTCACCGTATCTTCAGACGTGGTGTAAGCCATTACCGGTCGTATGCTCGCTTGCCCATGATGTCCTGCACGTACTTGCGCAGGCGCGTGGCGTTCCATTTCGGATCAACGGTCTGGCCCAGCTCACGCTGCAGATAAGCCTGCAGGGCGGGTTTATCCATAGTGCCGAGGTCCACCAGGGGTGGTTCCGTCACCGGTTCTTCTGGAATTTCAACAGGTTCAACGGTGTTTGTGTGACCTACGATTTCCCAATTGCCAGGGTGTATCGCCAGCGCCGATTCAAAGCTGTCGGCGACTTCCAGCACCTCATCCTGTGCCCAGGTAATGTCCTGGCCATTCAGCCGGTAGACCTGGCTCGGCTTGGAGCCGATGTACTTGACCTTGATCATGGATTCGCTCCATAAAAAAGGGCGCCACACAGGACGCCCTTCACGAATTAAAGGCCCGGCACCAAGGCCGGGCGAGACTTACTTAGGTCCGAGCAACTTGCCGTTGATCAGTACCGTGATCGCACCGGAGGCACCGGTATTGATGGTGCCAAAGACAGCCTGCAAGAAGCTGTCCTTCTCCACCCGAACGGGCGCAGCCAGGAGGTAGTTGACACCGTTTGCGGCAGCCGTACCGGCGGCATAGTCGTCCAGGAACGCTGCAGCGGAACCGGCAGATCCATCGACCGGGGCAAAGCCCAGATCCAACGGCGCCGCGGTGCCGAGGTCGGCATTCTGGATGGTGATCGACCGGATCTCGGTGCCGGCCGGAATGACCAGGAAGTTCCACAGATCGCCCGTTGCCGGGGTCGCGGTGATGGATGCCTGGTCGCTGTAGTCATAACTGCGCTCACTGGTCGGCGAGCGAGTCAGCGTGCTTGCGGTAACAATAGCCATAGATATTCCTCGAAATGAAAAGGGGCCAATCCCAAGATCAGCCCCGATAGGGGATCGATTAGAGCTTCACGACGGAATCGACCACAGCGACACCATAATCGGTCGGTTCGCTGTTGCCGTTATTGTCGGCGAAGTTGAAGCGCAGCTTGCTCATGCCGAACATCGCGTCGCCTGCCACCTCGATGCCGCGCTTGAAGTTGTACTCGCGCTCCATCCAGTTGAAGACACCGCCGTTGCCGTTGTTGCGACCATAGGCCATCGCCAGCGCCTGACCACCGGTGAGGATGGCGCGCTCAACCGCATAACCGCTGATGCTGCCGATCGTCACACTAGACTCGGTGCCGGTATAGCGATCGCCGACCGCGACATACTTGACGCCGGCTTCTGCTGACTCGAAGCGCACGGTAAAGCGCGGCATCTTCTTGACCAGGATGCCGTTCCACAGGCCCGGTTCGCCGCTGAACAGCGGGTGCTTGGAGCCATAGGACTTGCGGACCCAGGCGTTCTGCAGGAAGGTTCTCCAGGTATTGGAGGTGCCTCCGGACGTCTGCATGTGATACCACTGGCGCGGCGTCACCCACAGGATGGCCTTGATCGGCTCGTCAGACGCGGCGGGATCGTCCGCGACCTTGACGTTCGGCATCGGGAACTCCTGGTCATCCAGCAGCAGCGACAAGGTGTCGATATGCTCCAGCGTCATGATGTCGGTGTTACCGATGCTATTGAGCTGGGCACCGCCCTGGATGATGTTGCCGGTCGAGGCCGTATCCACCACAAAGTGGCGGTTATACGTCGGCGCCTTGATGCTGTTGACGGCAATGTCGGAGAAGTCCACATCACCCGCGGTCGGGATGATCCAGTCACGACCGGTCATGGAGCCACGCGCACCGGCCAGGTGGCAGATCGCCATCTGATCGTAGAGGCGCGGGAAGTAGCCTTCGAGCTGGGCCATCGCCACGCCGCGCAGGTTATGCACGGTGCGCTGGTTGCCCATCTTGGCGCCCGCATCCACCGCCTTGGTCAGCAGATCAATGCGCACGTCCATACTGGAAGAGGTCAGCTTTTCGCCGGTGCCTTCCGCAGAACGGTCACCGACGATCGGCTTGCCGTTGATGGTGTCGAAGAGGTCAACCGAGACGGTATCGCCCTGGGTCTTGGACAGGTCGGTGACGCGCACGATGGGCATCGTGGCGGCCGTCTGGCCTTTCAGCTTGGACTCGGCAGACCCCTGATTGGGGGCTTCACCGGTCAGGGTTTTGGTAAAACTCGGCGCCTGAATGATTCGGGCAAACAGGGCCGCGCCATAGATTTTGCGGGCTAACGGAGAACCCACAGGTACAGTTGTTTGTGCCATTTAAGTGTCCTGCAATGGGATAAGGCGTCATCACGACGCGCATAAAAAAACCGCCCTCTCGGCGGTTCGCGGTTACTTCATTCGGCGGATGAATTCCTCGGGATCCAGTCGCGCCAATTGAGCAGGGTCCATATTGAGAAAATGGTTCTGCAGATCAATCGTGCTCATGGACTCGGAGAGTTCAGTCGCCTCCGGACTGCTACCCCCGCGCAGATCGGAGAGCGTGTTGATCGTCAGCTCTTCTTTCTGCGCGGGCTTGGCGGCAGGTTTTCGGACGGGAGACTGATAGGCCGCAGGGACTTTCACCGGGCCGTAGTCTTCCTCCAGGCGTGCCACAACGGCTGCAAAGCGTTCCTCCACGGAAGCGTTCTTCCATTTCGGCTTGACTTGCATGTCGCTGTCGATCGCAACGGCGGCTTCCCACAGTTGCGTGTCCCCTTCTTCACTGCGCAAGTACCGCAGCACCGGATTCGCATCGATGGCCGCATTGACCATCTCGGCGTCCTGCTGCAGCTTGGCCTCCCGCTCACGGTTAAAGTGCGCGGCGATTTCCTGGACTTGCTGCCGTTGCGCGTCGACTTCCTGGCGGAGGCGTAGGTTCTCCGCTCGCATCTTGGTGTTGGCTTTGGCGAGTTCTGGGAACTCCTCCTCGAACGCCTTGAGTTCAGGATCATCCATATCAACGGCCGCTTCGACCGGCGTACCAGACGCCTTAGCTTGCTGCAGCATCTCCAGCTCACGCTGAAGTTGGGCGTTCTGTTCAGCCAGGGCACGCTTGGCTTCCCGTTCCTGTTTCAACACAGCAAAGGGAATCGCATGCTTGCCATCGGCCGACAGCACGGGGGCTTCCTCGTCTTCCTCGGTCTTGACCGCCTCGGGGGACGACGCCGTTTCCACAGGATCCTCGTCCTGCGCTTCGTCCGGTTCAGGCAACTCGGTCTGCGCGCCACCCAGAAGCTTGATCAGCGCTTCCGGATCGGTCGGCAGTGAGTCGGGGTCAAGCTGATTCAGGTCGAATTCAGCCTGCACGTCAGGGTTGACGTTTTCATCAGTCATCGTCTTCTACTTGCATTTATCGGATGCATCCGTGTGGGTGAGCCTGTGCTCTGCGTCGCTTCCCAGCGATGCATGTCGCCATCCCGGCGAGAATCGGGCACAAAAAAGCCCGCGCGAGGCGGGCCGTTTTGGCGTGGGGATTAGGTTATGGGTTGCTGGCCATCATGGTTGGCAACTTCGCTAGGTATTCTTTGGCTGCTTTCTTCTTGGTGGGCCACGACGTACGCGCACCACCGACAAGCGGGAGAACGTCTTTCAGCCCAAAGTCCTTTCTGCTCCCCATCTTTTCCGGCTGGCTAAGGAAAGCGATAGCCGATCTGGCCGCCCAGACTGGATCAGTTCCTACCAGGTCAGGATTGTTGGCAATCAAGCCGCCGGTGTTGTAATGCTTGTCGACGTTTTCATAGCCTTGGCGGCCGGTCAGATGCACGTCACCGCGACCCCGGTATTGGTATCCGTCGCCTGGCTGCGTGTTGCCTATCTTTTTATTCCCGTCGTAGAAAGTGTTGTACTGGTCCTTAGGCTCCATCGCCGCGATTTCCTTGGCTCGCCCAGAAAGATGCGGGAAGATCTTTGCAATCCTTTTTGGCGTGGTATAGCGAGCGTTCTCGGTCATCTGTGTGTATCCGCCCGTTTCACCATGGCCTACGCCCAGCATCGCCGCCACGGCCCGGTCGCTGTAACCCGCCTGGCGCAACTCCTTGATGTAAGTATTTCGGTAGTCGTCTGGCGTATAAGTCTTGGCTGCAGCCAGACCAGACACAGCCTGTGCAGGCGGCTCCTCGACCGGCTTCGGGAAAACCTCCCGAACCTGCTTGGACATCGGCGACAAGCGCATCGGCATCACGTCACCGGTTTCGGTATTGCGCAACGCATAATCGGCCTTGTGCGCCTGGATGATCTTCTGCGCATCGGCGAACGACGGCAGCTTCTGCTGTCGAGTGTCTTGTAGTCCAGCCATTAGATCGACTCCAGCTCGCTTTCCAGCATCGCCTTGCGGTTATGGATGACGGCGCTCTCCACTTCCAGCGCGGTCTTTTGCCCAGCCAATTCGGTATCCACCAGGATTTTCTGCGTTTCCGCCTGGGTCTTCTGGTCGCTGAACTGCTGGCTCTGCGCCTTCATCTGCAGCTCAGCTTGTTTTAACTCGATCTCCGCCTGCTTGGCCTGGGCGGCGAGCATCTGCGGGGCTTGCTGCATCTGCTGGATGGCCTGCTCGTATTGCTGGATCTGCTGCATCATCTGCTGCTTTTCCGGATCTTCCTGACTGTCATCGACATCAGGGATCCCCAGCGCCATGCGCATCTGGTCGGCAATCGCCTTTCTATCGGGGAGTTCGGACAGTTCGACAAAGGCTGGCGCCAGGATCGCTTGCGCCTGGGGCGGCAAGGCCTGCACCACCTGACTGAGCTGCTGCATCATCTGCTGACGATAGGCCGGGGTACTCGGTACATCGGACAGCGTGACCTTGGTGACCGACTTGGCCACGTCGTTCATCATCACCACTTCCCCGGTTTCCGGGTGCTGCATCGGCGTATTGAGCTGGATAACCCGCTTGCGCTTGCCTTCGCCGACAATCACTTGCACCGGTTGTCCTACGAGGTCATCGCGGATCAGGTCCACGATCATCTCGCCGCAGCGCGTCCGGGCATAACGATAGCCGTCATTCAGTTCGGCCAGGGTGGTGGTGCCCTGCTCCACCAAGCTATTGATCGCCAGGCCCGACGTGGCGCTGGAACTTTGCCCCAGCATCGCCTGATAGACGCCGGCCACCGACTGAATGCCCATCTCGGCATCCTTCATGATCTCGAACTGCTGATTACTTAACGCCAGATCGGTCTGCACCTCGAAGGCGTTGCCGTTTCTGCGCTGGGGATTCAGCACCACCACCGAGTCGGGGCGGGCAATCTCCTCCAGTACATCACTGAAACTATTGGCACGGGTATCCAGTGCATCGGAATCGGCAATGACGCGCTTGGAGCTGAGTAGGTTCATCAGCTTGCGGCGTCGTGCGTTGATCTCGTCCTGTGGACTGATCATCGTCCGGATCAAGCCATACGGCGCACCGGTCAAATCTTCCCTAAAGCCGAAGAACGGCACATAGGGGCAGCGCTTCTTGGCGCATTTACCATCATGCAAGCGATGCGGGCCGGCCCAGACCGACATCCGCTGCTGGGCGAAGATGGCTTCTTCCACGTTCACCAGGCCTTGCGAGACGGCAATCTGGTGCATTTCGTTCTTGGGGTCGAACTCGACCGCCCGATCAGGCAGCCGCAGGATCTTGCCGCGGACGTGGGCCTTGTACCAAACTTCCTGGAGGCAGATCCGCTTGCGGTTGTAGCTCAACCACTCCATGTCGGCGATGGATGAACCCCGCTCCTGGTCAAACGCCTGGGCCAGGGCGACGTCTTCCTTGGCCACTTCCAGCCAATCACCGTCCCAACGGCCGCGTGAGGCGGACAAAATGTTCTTGTGCTTGGGAAAGTGCAGCGCCACCAGGTCGTAATCCAGCCAGCGCTTCCTTACGATATAACGCGCATCCGATAGATCCGGCTCCTTCGCCAACCAATCCCAGTACATCTCCCGACGATGGACCGAAGACACGCGGTACGGATAATTGAAGGGATCAGCATCCCTGGACACTTCCACCCAGCCCACACCGGTCTTGACCATCGAGGCATAGGCATCGGAACAGGCTCTGTCAGCCCGTGCTTCGCGCTCCACCTCATGCAGCTTCTGGCTCAAAGCCTCGGCCACGTCCTGATATTCATCCAGATCAGCCGTCACGCGCCAGTCGACGCGGGTCTTGGCCTCCATGCCCAGCACCAGATCAATGGTCGGCTTGACCAGGTTGGTGATCAGCGGCGCCATGCCCTTGGCATCCAGCTCGTTCAGCGTCTCCGCATCCAACTGGTTGCCATCGTAATAGTCCGCACACTTGTCCGCATCCTTGCGCCAATGCGGCTGCTCACGGATTTCCTCGATGATGGACTCGTACTGGTCCCACTCCAGGCCTTTCGGAGAGATATATTCGTCCGCCATCAAATTCTCCAATTGCCGCGTCGGGATTTATCCACGACATTCCGACTGCTATTCATGTAGGGCAACGCGAATGTGAGGGCCACAGAGTCACCCGCATCCGGGGACCGCAGGCCGCGCTTCTTCATGGATTCCTTGCTTTCCAGTTTCATGCGGCGGCTCGAATCGTAAGAATGTTGGGGGCCAGTCAAGTCAGCAATCAATCGCGAGTCATCCGGGAGGACAGCGGGCTTATCTTCCAGCCAGGTCTTCATATCGCCCCACATCTCATCGCGGCGAATGGCGTACTGATCGGTCTGCACGGCGCGCTCACCAAAATGAATGCGGTTCACGGGTAGTCCCAGCTCCAGTAATCGATCGGCGACACCCGAGCCAATGCCGGTACAGTCGACGTTGATTGCATCGGGCGCTGATCGCTCAGCTTCTCTAGCCACCAAGCCGACCAGTTCCATCGGTCCTTTGCCATGCCAGCGTTGAATCTGGGTAATCACGCGACCTCTGCGGCGAGATAGAGCGGAGTCATCATTGCCATATTCGGCCACATCCAGCCCCCAGATCTCGGCGCCTTCTGGCGTGATGGCCTGCTCTTTGCCGGCCGCAATCGCCGGCAGCACCAGATCCATGGGGATCAATGGGTCACCATCCACGCGCTTGAAGGCCAGTGCTGCAGAGCCTGGGTATTCCTGATCAAATAGACTGCGGTCGCTGCGAAAGTCCGTGAGGATCTTCTGCTGCATCCAATAGGTTTGTTCGAGCGTCAGCCCGAATGCCTGCTGATAATCGGCATCTTCCGCATCAGGCAGCCAACCCACAGGGGGTGCCTTTTGATATTCCGATTGCCAGAACCAGGGCACGAACACGGCCTGGTAATCCGACACGCCGGCTTCGGCGTCCTGCCACATACCGTGGAACAGATTCCCCACGCCATTGGCGGTGGATTCGAGAATAATTTCGGTGCCCGGTGCATCCGGAACAATCTGACCGATACCGGCCATGTGATCGTTGGCATTCGGCCAAAAGGCTATTTCTGAGCCATGAAAAAACTGGGCCGTCGCCGATCGGCCTGTGCCCGATGATCCTGCCGTGGCGACCGAGAACTCCGAGTTCCGCCGATCAAATACCAGCGCACTGCCAGAGTTGGCTTTGGTGCTGGGCTTTAAATAAGCCGGGCAGAGATCGTGATAGCGGCGCGTCATGCCGAATAGGTTGCTGGTCGCCTCGGCCAGGTGCGTCAGAATGTACGCACGCTTGCCCGATGACAGCGAAGTCAGCCAGTACATGCGCGCCTCGGTATAAGTCGACATGCCTTGCTGCCGGCCCTTGAGGATAATCGCCCTCACCTTGCCGGTCGTTTCTTTTTGTTGCTCGAGCTGCTGGTGCAGGTATCGCTGCGCCGTGTTTAGCTCAAACGGAATAATGGATCCATCTTTGGCCCTGATCTTCAAGGCCAGGGGAGCGTACTTCAGAAAGTCCCGCTTGCAGATTCGGACAATCTGCTCGTATTTCTCAAGATCAGTCGCCGGCATCACTCTCTTCAACCCGCTCCAGAACCGCATCCACATCGAATGTGTGATGGTTCTCGTTGATCTGGGTTTCTTTCCAGCCAGCACGCGCCTTCAGGAAGAAGATCTGTGCCGTCGTGTTGCCATTCATGGCCTGCCTGAACAACGCATTGGCGACCTTCTGGACACCAGAGGCCTGCCCCCTTTTATAAGCCGCTGCAAATGCCTCATCTTCGGCCTTATTGCGCTGGATGGTTGCTCTGCTGACGCCAAAACTCTCGGCAATCTGAATCTCGCTCAATCCTTCGGATGCGTATTGCTCGACCAGTTCCAGGTCGAATTCAAACTTCTTTGCCATTACTTATCCGTCAATCGTCCCAGCTTGAGCTGGATATCCAACAGTGTCTGCTGGATCTTGTTGTATTGTTCATCGTGTTTCAGAAAATGCTGATCGAGTGAATGCTCCAGCTTCTCAATGCGGAATTCATGCTGTTGCACCATCGTCCACATCAAGATCGCCGTGCCCGCTATGGTCAGCGCCAGTTTCAGCCAATCACTCATCGATATTCCTCGTAGCTTCGCGACAGTGGACGCCAGCCATGACGCCGATTGATCCGAGTGCGCTGTAGCGGCCATCGTCAGTTACCTCGTGGACCGGGTTGGTTTTCATGTTGCAAGTGCATCCGCTTAACGCAGCAAGGACCGCGCACGTACATAGCCGCGCAGTAAGGTGTCGCCGCAATCGTTTGATACGACCGTGTCCCCTTTTATGTCCAAGTAACAATCCTCTGCGATCGGCGGCATGACGAGCTTGGGGCAGGCCTTGGGTTCGGGCAGTTTCAGGTTTGGCGCTACTTGCACTGGTGCGCAGCCATGCAATACCAGCATCACGACAAACGCCACGATGAAGAGCATGTAGCCCATCACCTCGGTCATCATTTCCTGGTAGGGATCCTTCACAGCACCATCCACAGCAGCAGCAGCGCAATCGTTGCCACACAGATCACGATAGAGACGATGAAGCCTTCCAAGACCAGATTTGCGGGCGACTTCATGACAGGTACAGCGCTCGCTCGGCTTCACGACGACGAACCAATCCTTTCAGCACAACGCCACCGGCCTTATTCCAGGCCAGAAACGCATTCCCGGCGGCCGTCCTATTCCCCTGCTTATGAAAGCGAAGCATCGAACTCTTGCGGAAATTGGTGGGGCCGGCGTTATAGCAAAACGAGGTCATGGCATCGAAGGCGCCTTGCGTGGTCGGGGTCGTGCCAATCGCATCAGCCACCGCTTTGGCGTAGGGTTTGACCCCTTCCGCCAGCATCTTCTCGGCCTTAGCTTGGGTCCATCGGTCGCCTTTTTTGACGCCAATGGTCCAGCCGTAACCGATCGTCCAGACTTTTCCCCACTTATCCCAATAGGCAGTGAGCTTGCAGCCTTCGTATTGCTTTATCAGATCAATGCCGCGCTTGCTGACGGACATCTCCGGCAATTTCGGTGTCGCCATCAGACCTAGCGGTCGGCGATATTCACCGTCATCAACGAATGAACGACCCTCTGCCAGCACATCATCAAGCGGCAAATCGTGATCCAGGTCTTCGTGTGGCTCGTCAATGCGCTGTGGCAAAGCCTCATGACCGCGAGTGATAAAAGAAACGAAAGCCCACACCAGTAGCACCACAATGAATGCCGCCTGACGATAAATGCCCTGCTCCATCTCGGACACCAACGCCAGCGCGATCAGGATCACGCCCTGGACGTTCATCCCCGTGGCCGTGGTCAGGCCATGGCTAATCACTTGCGCAATACCCATTATTTTCTCCGCTCCACAATCACCAGCGCCCACTCGATCGCCCGATTGAACTGGCGCTTACCAAACAGCTCTCCGGCGGAGACTAATTCAGCCAAGACCGCCTCTCGCTTGCCGTTGCCATCCAGGTCCAGCCGGCCATCGAGCATCGTTACCAGGCTCAACACGCGAGCGAAGAACGGCGCGCCGACAATCCAGGCCGCCAGCTTCTTCACTAGCGCGACAATCAATGCGTCCATCCAGCCTCCAGGTATAAAAAAGCCCGCACGGAGCGGGCAGTGGGGGTGTGATCATGAAAAAGAGCGCCCCTATGGACGCTCTGATGGAATCTTGCGTGTTTTGTACAGCACAACCTGCACTTTGTGTGACCTACGTTTTCACGTTTTTCGCTTGTAAGCCTCCAGCAGCCACCGCTCGGCCCGCTCAATCGCCGACCCGGTCACCGCCTCCCCGGCGACATAGCGCCTTCTGATCAGCCGGGCATACCTCACCCCCGCCCGGCAGGTTTCGCGCATCTCCGCAATCAGCCGGCCCACGATCATCACGTCGTTGGGGATCCACACGCCGGGTGGCAGCGGTCGCCCGCCATCCGTGGCCCGCGACTCACCAATCCGCCCCAGCATCGAGCGTTGCGCTCGGGCGGCATAGACCCCCTCGGCCTCCCATTCGCCCCACAGCAGGAGCATGTCCTTCAACCGGTCCTTGAGTGTCATAGCCACAGAAACAACAGAAATGCAGCCAGCGGAATCAGCA